TCCAGTGCGGCGGCGGGACATGGCGCATGATGTGGACGAAGCGCCAGGCGGCGTAGAGGATGAGGGTGAGGTCGCCGGACTGGCGCAGCCAGGGGATCGCCTGGCCGGTGAGCCAGACATCGATCTGGCCAATGCCCAGCAGGGCCAGAGCCACGCCGAGGAGCCAGGTTTTCCAGGCGCGCCAGGTGCCAATGCGGCGAAGAGCGGGCGCGGCATGGTGCCACAGAAGGACCGCGATGATGATTTCGACCAGGCCGGTCGAAAGGTGGATCAGTCCCATCAGTCTTTCCCCCCAGGAAGGCGGAATTCGGAAGGCAGCTTGCCAGCGCGCGCGACCGCGCCCTTGCCGAAGCTGGTCAGGCACCCGCCGATCCAGCGCGATGATGCGCCAGCCAGCGCCAGGACCAATTGCAACGGCCAGGCATCGACGCCGAAAGGCAGCTGCGGGTGTGCGATCGCGGCGATCATGCAAACGACAAGCCCCGCGAACAGCGAAGACCAGACGGTCATGCGGCTTTCGGGCGGCGTGAACAGCATGGACGCATAGGCGGCCGCCAGACCGACGATCATGCCGCCGAGAAATTCGGGCAGCGGTGCGGCGATGCCGAAGGCGATGGCGAGCCATGCCAGCAACGCCTTGAGTTCGAATCCCATCAGATTTTTCCTTTCCAGCCATGCGGCCGATCGATGGCAAAGGCGGGGCATTTGATGCTAGCCATCATGGTCAGCCGAAGGTGCGGCCAAGCGCGTCCATTAGGGTTTCGACTTCTTCGCCCAACGTTGCCCGCTGGGAATTCGACAGGCTGCCATCATCTAGAGAGAAAAACCTGACGCGACCGTTCCATCCTTGACTGATGGTCGCGCCGTCCGCCGGCGTCTTGGAAAGGAATGAAAGTTCTTTCTGCAGACCAACGCTTGGGTCCCATGCGACCGGCTGCTGCGCTGCGATTTCCGCCCCATTCATATTAACCGCGATTCTGGTTTCGGTCGCGCTGGCGGCTAGGATTCCCTTAATGCTGGCAAGGTTTGCGCTTTGCGCGTAAAGGGTGCTGGCGTTTCGCGCGCGGATCGTCTCGTTTCCGCTGGCCGTATCGTAGTAAACTTCCAAATTGGTCTGGAATCCGCCGCCGGCGCCATAATATGCGCCGAAGATGTTCTTTCCCGCCGTGGCACTCGGATTCGCGCTGCCATCATCATTGACATAGGCGCACAATCCCCAGCGCGCGGTCAATTCAGCGCCGGTGATGCCAAGACCGAATGCAGGCGAATTATTGTTCGAGAACGCGCGGGGAGCAACGCCTAGAGACTTGCCGCCACTCGTTTCGAAATCCGAAAAGCCCAAGCCATGTTGGCCAGACATCTTTGCTGGCGCCAGCTTGTGCCGAAGCTGTCGCCTAACATTCTCAAAATTCACGCCGAAAAGCGGCGCGACCGCTAACATCGCGGGCCAAATGCCCGCCTCGTCAAGCGTATTTATAAAATCGCTAAAGGCAGCAAATTCCGCGGCGCTCATGTCGTAACCATCCGCCGACAAACCGAAATAGTAAGCGCCGAGGTCAGCGTGCGCCATGCCGTGGGGTGTCAAAACCGGCAGCAGCCCCTGCGGGTCGGAAACCATGACATCGGATTTCAAAACATAGGTCACGGCAAAATCTCCAAAGTCAGTTCGTGGTGGTCAATCCGCCCGTTGTCGGTGCGCGCCCGATAAAGCCGGCAAGTGATTTTCTGCGCGGCCGCGTCTTCGACAACCAGCGCCGACCGATATGTCGCGGCAGAGAAAAGCGGTTCTTCCAGGACCGTGAAATTCCAACCATCGACCGACCAGGCGAGCCAAAGGCCAGAGCTGCTGGAAACGCCCACGGGCCCGGTGCTGACCAGCATCAGAAAGATCTCGCCGACGCGTTCGACATTGATGTGCCAGGGGTCGTATTCTGTTCCCCAAGGCCGGTTAGTAAAATGAACAACCTGGTCGGTGCCGTAGTCGCCCCAGGGTCCATCGGGTTCCAGGGCATCGCGGCGCATCACGAAGCGCGATGTCTGGTTGCCCTGCGCGGGCAGCAAAAGAGAGCCTGCAACGTCCGACGATGCGATGACATCGAAACAGGTCCAGCGCGCGCCATACTTCACAAAGGTCGGAGAAAGCAGAAGGTTTTCCGTGCCAACATTCGCCAGACTGTTAGCCGTCCAAAGGTCGATGGGGCTTGACCAGGTGGTTCCGTCCCTACTTGACCGATGGGTAATGCAACGCCCGCCGCGCGACACGCCGTTCCCGCGGTAGAACATATGCAGGCGTCCATCATCGCCTAAGACCAGGTGTGTGTCTGACCAATAGTCACTGTCGGGCGCGTTATTCGGTAAATCGAGCGGGTTCGAAATCCCGTCGGGCTCTTGCCAGGCAATGCCGTCGAGCGAACAGAAGATCGTTGGGTTTTCATATTCCGACTGCGAACCGATCGGGCCGAAATAAGGCGTAACAGCCATCCAATAAGGAAAGCCGTTCCATCCACCGCGAACATGCACGATTGACGGATGGGTGAAGCCGGCGCCGTCGAGCAGAATGGTCGGGGCATTCAGGCCATCCGAATCCGCACGGCCGACTGCAGTGGTCGACAGTGAAGTCAGGCTGGCCGGGCTCATTGATTTTAGCGCAATTCTTCCGCCCATCTCTAATGCAGGTGCAGAAGGCGCGGCGACAGGCGAAGTCGGCACGGTGCCGGGTAGCGAGATGATCTCGCCATTGTCGCGTATGCCAAAAACCACCTTATTATCTGCATCAGTAACAGCGAAAAGCAGGCCGCTGCCTGGGGCATGCGCCAGATAGTTGATGGTTTCTCGAGATGCGGGGTCGAGTTGTTTGCCAATAAAGAATTGGCCGGCGGCGTCGAAACCTCCCAATAGGCGGCCGCCAGCATCGACAAAGGCGATGATGGGGTCGCCGTTGTAGATTGGCGGAATCCGAGCAAGCGCATCGGAAATTGCATCGGCCGTTCCCTGCGCATCTTCTGCTGCGCGGCGGGCAAGGTATTCGATGGGCGCGCCGAAGGTTCCCGCGCCCTTTGTGACGGGGACCATCTCCGACCCATCGATCGCTTCGGCGGCCAGGGTAGGCAGTTCGGAAATTTTCGACATCAGGCTCGCTCCGCCGGCCATTCGGGCCGGTCGCTTGGGTTGAAAGCGGAAAGATCGCGCGGGTCGGCGGCGTCCAGCGCGGCTTCGATCTGGTCCGATGCCGCGCGAATTGCGTCGATGCTGGCGAAGCGCCGGTCGCCCGCCTCGCTGGGCACGCGCAGGTCATTCAGCTGGCGCCATTGCGGGCTGACAAGATCGATGCGCCGCTGCGCTTCGCGCTTGACCTGCAGCAGCAGGCCGGCCCGGATGGTTTCGGCGTCCTGGCGGCGGCGGCGCGCGCGCGGATGGCCGCCTTTGCCCGCATAGATTTCCTTGCCCTGCGCCTGCGCGTCGAGCAGTTCGGCATGGCGCGCAGGTGTCACTTCGACCGCGCTTTCGGGGACCGCGGCGCCATGGATGTCTGCATCGAAAAAGGCGGGCCGGCCATCGAACAGCGCGAAGAAAAGGGTCATCGGCTTATCTCCCGATCGCGATGAAGCTGGCCGAATAGGCTGTCTGGTTGTTGTAGGCGGTGGCGCCGGTCGCGCTGATGCTTTCGGCCAGGAAGGTGACGTAGTTATCCTGGATCGCCGCGTCGGATTTGCCGCCATTGCAGACCGCGGCATAGCAAGCTGTCGGGAAGGCGATCGGCCAGGTCACGCTGGTCGGCCCATTCGCGGCAGCGGTGAAGCGGCCATGCTGGATGATCATGCCGCCCGTGCCTGGGATGGTGGCATATCCGCTTTGTCCGACCTGCCGCGCGAAGCCTGCCAGCGATGCCGGCGTGAGTGCTTTGGTAGCCAGGGCTTCGGCCCGGGCTTCGGCGCTGCTGGCTGCCGCGACATTAATCGTGCGGTCCGCGGCAAGACTTCCGCCGCCGGTAGCCAGGCCGGTGCCGGTGATGGTGCGGCCGGTCAGCGCATCGATCGCCCCCTGCAGTGCGCGGGCGATGGCGTTGACGAAAACGCCCAGCTTGAGCGGGGTGACGATGCGTTCGTCATCGGTCGCCGCATCGGTTTCTTCTTGGGTCGCGATTTCCGCCACGCCTTTGACCGTCTCGGTCGCCGGCGGATAAAGAAACGTCGCATCACCGAAGGTGATGTCTTCGCCGACCTCGCCCGAAAAGCGAACATCGAACGCCAGCAGGAAACTGGCGATCGAAACCTTCGAAAAAATGGGATCCGCCTGGGCGAAACTGGCGAACAACGTGCCATCTTCCAGGAATAGGCCGATGCCGCGTAGGTCATAGGTGGTGGCGCCCGCATCGAGCGCGGTCATGTGGATGGTGTTCGGGCCGGTCGACTGGCCGCCGAAGCTGGCAAGTCGCTTGAATTCGCCAGGCAGCGCAGTGAGCGTTGGCGCTGGGTCGAAGGCGGCTTCGGTCAGGCCGACTTCGATGACCTTGATCGCATCGGTGTCGCCGTTCTGCGCATCGACCAGCGCATCCAAGCCGGCATTCGTGATGATGAGATTGATGGGATTGGCCATTTATGCGACTTCCAGGAAAGAGCCTTCGGCGCTGCGGATGGGCTCGCCATCTTCGGTTTGCAGGTAGTTCGCCCAGGCAGGATTTTCGGGAATGGTCAGATCGGTGAAGCTGTCGATGCGGGTCAGGCCGGCGACTTGGGCCGCGCCGACCAGCCAGGCGTCTGCCTGCGCAACCAGGCGATGAACGGCGAACATATGCGCGCGCAGCGGCTTTACGGCCGCGATGTCGCGCAGCAGCGCCGCGACCAAGGCTTCATCGTATTCGACCGCGCTTTCGGCGCGCAGCGGCAATTCCAGGCGAAAGGTGTGCGGGTCGAGCGTGTCGCGGTCTTCGAACCATTCGACGACTTCGATCAGCGGGTCGAAGCGGTCGATGACGCTGCGCAGCGATGCGGGCGTTCCCTTGCGGCGCTGGTCTTCGATCGCGCGCGCAATGGCGGCGCGCTTTTCGGCTTCGCTCCATTGCGAATCCCAAAGGTCGATCGATACGCCCCAAGCGAGGAAGGGCAGCAGGGCTGCGGGGCAGGTCGCCGGATTCCAGAGCGAGCGGATCGGTACAGGCACGTCGCTGAGCCGCGCGCTGGCATCGGCCAGCGAACGCTCGAGCACGGTCGAACCGGGTGGTAAAAGATCCGCACTCATTCCGCCGAGACCTGGGCGGTGAGCGTGATTGCCCCGGGCGCCGAGACCTGGGTGCGCGCGATCGCGACGTCGGCAGCTGGCGATTGCAGGTTGACGCGCTCGACGCCGCCCACATGTAGCGCGGCGATGATCGCGCTGCGCGGCACGTCTCGGCCGATGCGGCGCGAGCGTTCGTAGAGGGCAGCGAGCGAGGCGGCCGCCTGTTCGCGGATGAGGTTCTGGTCGGGCCCGGCAAAGACCTCGAGCACGGCCACGGTGTCGAAAGGTACGAGCTGGACGGCCTGCACCGTGACCTGGTCAGTGAGCGGGCGAACGGTGTCGCCGGCGACAGAAGCCTCGACAGTTTCAAGCACTTCGGCGGCCGGAACGCCGTCGCCCGAGCGCGAGAGCACGACGACGACGACTTCGCCCGGGGCGGGACTGAAGGCATCGGCATCGGCAACGTCCGGATCGGCGGAGAGGGCGTGGTAGCGATAAGCACCAACGGGCCCTGCGACCGAATAGCTCTCGGGCGCGAGGAGTATCCGCGTGCGCAGGTCGAGATCGCTTTCGTAGACGGCAGCGGTCCCGGCGCCGGGATCTTCGGGCACGAGGATGAGGCGCGTGACGCCGAAAAGCGCGCCAAGCTGGTCGAGATCGGCACCCGTTGCCGAAGCCACCATGACCGCCCGGCAGGCTTCGTTCACCCGCTGGCGCAGGAGGAGCTCGCGATAGGCGGCGACCTGCAATACCTTGATCGCCGGATCGGCATCGCCGAGCTGGTCGAAGGCGGGATCGCGCGCGACGAGATCGGCCTTCATCGTAGCAAGGATCGTTTCGTAATCGAGCGGCTCGACGACATCGGGCGCGGCGAGGCGCGAGAGGTCGACAGCGGTAGAGGAGGAAATGGAGCCGGGCATCGGGCGCGATTATGCGCTTGGCCCGGCAGGCGGGCGAAGCGGGCGCTGTTGTGCGAGCGCCCGCTTACAACATGGTCAGCCGGGTAAGGGGTCCGGGCCTTGGGTTTCCTGCCGCCGCAGCAGATCGACGATCCAGAAGTCCAGCCCGCGCAGCAGCGCGGCGAGCGTGTGCGGCGCAGGCTGGTCCTCGAGCGCTTCGAGCATTTCGGCAAGCCCGGCAATGGCGCTGCCGATCTCGGAAATCTCGCCGATCAGTTCGGCGCGGCGCAGCAGGTCGGCATCGTGCCGGGTCATGCGATACCGACCTTCGAGACGACATCGCTGCCGCGCTGGAGGACATCTTCGCAATTGAGCGGGCCGCGGCGCTGGTCGATGCCGTAGCGCAGCCGGCCGGGGTAATGGCCGGGATGCTCGCCAAGGTCGAGCGGGTCGTATTCATCATCGGTGTCCTCGAGGTCGGGATCACCGTCGACGGCATCGAGCAGGCCAATCAGCTGATCGATCGCGGTTTCGATCGCCGCGCGGGACGAGGTATCGAACATCACGCACCCCCTGCCAGCGGTGAACCGTCGGGCGCGTAGCCATCCCACAGACGGCGCAGCAGCGCGGCGCGGGTGGCGGCGTGAACCGGTTGCGGGAATTTGACGGTGGCGGTATCGGTGCGCTTAGCTTGGGTCATCGGACTTGTACTCCGTGGCTTGAGTTAGGGCCGGTGGAGAAGTTGGCGCTTCCCATCGGCCTGATTTGGTGTTAACCCGAATTCATGAGCAAGTCAACTGAGGATAACACGAGATCAACACGCCCACCACAAAGGGGTGTACTCGTCGGCGTCCGGCTCCAGCCAGACGAACTGGAACCTCTCGACAAATGGCGGAAAGCAGAGAGCGACGAACCCTCACGTCCCGAAGCGATTCGCCGCATCCTGAGAAAAGAATTCGGCTGATGTGGGAAGCTGTCGTATTTTCCTGCTGGATCGGAACGATATTCGCCCTGATCATTGCCGAATGGCGGCATTCGGGGATCGACGCGATCGGCAAGTTCGGGGCTCCGGTCCTGCTGGTTGCATCCTTGCTCGGCATCGGGCTGTCGGGCTGGTTCGTAATCGCGATCTTTTGCATGGCAGCGGGCGTGGCCGCGGCCCCGCAAACTGCCGCACGCAAGGAAGAGATAGCGCGCAGCAAGCGCGAGATGGCCATTGAGTTGGACCCCGCGACGCGCGCTGAAGAGCTGAATGCGATCGAGGAAGATCAGAGGCAAGGCTGATCGCTGCCGCCCGGCGACCGGCAGCTGGGCGAGGCCAGGTTCATCCGCGTCTAACGCGACCACGCCGGATTGTCGTCGAACCATTTGAGCAGTTCTTCGGTCAGCGCGTCCATGTCTTCGCTGTCGAGGCCCAGGAGCGGGCGGGCCGGGAAATCACCTTCGACCCTCCGCCCTTGCGAATCCCGGCCAACGGCCATCCGACCGCCGCTGTGGTGCCGAGCGGCGATGGGATTGGCGAAATAGACCTTGGCACTATCGGGCGTAGCGTGGAATTTCAGATGATCCGCCTTGTAGAGGTTGCGGAACATCAGCCCGCTTTTGATCGTGCGCTTGCCCCTTCGGATGCGGCGCTTGCGTTTACGCGGGGCCATCTTGCCGCCATCGGGTTCGACATTGCGCTTGATCCGGTCGCGGTTCCTGCGGCGCAGCTCGCGCGCGATCTTGACCGCGACTTTCTTGCGCTTCGCCGGCGAGAGATCGGATAGCATGGCATCGAAATACTCGCCGACAGCCTCCATGGCTTCCACGCCCTCGATCATGAAGCCAGGTCCTCGCCGCCGATCACGAGGCCGGACAGACCAACCGCATCACCGATGCCTTCGAAACTGTCATCGATCGCCGGTTCGGGCAGATATTCGAACCCGTCTTCGGTCCGGCGCACCGCTTCGCTGAGCTCGAGCGAGAGCTGCAGATCGATGCGTTCGTCATCGATGATGTCCGCCTGCAGTTCGATCGGGCTGCCTTCGTGCGACAGCAGGAGTTCGGGCTGATGGATCCGCAGCCAGTCCAGCACGAGCGCGAGGACGGTGTTGGCATCGCCCTTGAAGTCGAGCAGCACCGCCTCGAGCCGGTAGGCCCATTCGAAACTGGCGACACCAGTCGAGGTGCCGGGCGCAGGACGCGCGCGGACGCGGCCATTCTCGACATAGACGGCGAGCCTGTCGCGCGCGCGGCCGTTGAATTCGGGAAAGGCATCGGCGAGATGATCGCGGAGGAGCTGGGGCTTGCGCATTTTTGTGTCCTACCACTTCGTTGCTTGAGGACCGGGGGACACATTCAATCCCACAGCTGGACGATGTCGCGGGTTCCGGGCGCGGCGATCGCGACGTCCGGCAGGACGACGGGCGTACCCATGGGAAGGACCGGACCCAGATCGGCAATGCCGGGATTGGCTGCGACCGCGGCTTCGACAACTCCGGCAGTGCGGCCGAGCTCGCGCCAGCAGATGAGGTCGAGTGTGTCGCCTTCGATCGAGAGGACGTTCATGGTCCTACCGCTTCGCTGCTTGAGGAGAGCATTTCCGGCCCTACCGCTTCGCTGCTTGAGGACGGTTTTGCGCGTCCTACCGCTTCGCTGCTTGAGGACGGGGTCATATCAGCTCGACCGAAGTGCGGG